AGTTTTCATTTGAAAAATTTTCCATCTTTATTACAGATTTTTCACCTTCCCAAATAAAACAAAAACCATTCTTTTTTATATTTTCTTTATTTAAATTAAATCCATATAAGTTTAATCCTAGCGGGTGAGAATACCAAGTATTTTCAATTTGAACTGGCATATACTTACCAAAATTCTCAATATCTTCTTCGTTCAATGCGCGCCCTCGTATTCCTACTAATTCTCCATCAATATCATAATGAGGAATTATAATTTTATTTTGGAGAATTGAATAACAAATATTATACTTTTTCATTGCATCAATCGTAATGCCTTCATCTGTCCATTCCGGCGCCCAGTATTCAACAAAACAATTTAAAATTGAGCTTGGATATGTCTGTAACTTTTTAAAACTTTTACTATTATTTAAATATTTATCTCTTTCAGGCTTATACCTTTCAACTCCATTTAAATTTAAATCTCTATTATAAGAGCAATTCAATATGACTTTTAAAATATCATTATACCAATCATATTCAATTTGTCTAACTTCATAATAAGATTTTAATAATTTGAAAATTGATAAGTTCTGACAAGACGTATAACAAACAAAAAGATGAGAATTTTTATAATAATATAACTTATGTGACGCTTCTTCAATTTCTTCATCTGGATGATGACATATCGTTTTTGAAATTATATAGTCTGGAAAATCTTGAGGCTCGCCGCCAAGATCTTCCAATAATTTAAAAACTCTATCGTCTTCTAGACTCTCAATTATTTCTTGATAGTCAATCATTATGAATTCAATCCTTCTAAAAACTTTAGGTCTTCTTCTTCAAGATCCCATTCAACCATTTTTTGGCCTTGAAAGAAATTAGAAATAACATTTAAATATTGGTCTGTTATAAATAAGTCATAAAGTCTTAATGTTCCCGCATCAAAATAACTCCATATTTTAACTTGAGTCCATTGCCCACTTCTAACTTTATATACATCAAAAACTATATTTGGAATCTTGCCTTGAATTGTTGTTCCTTCTTTTAATAAAATATCAAGTTCGTCTTTTGTAGGACGAGCCATTATTATACCATTATCGGCTTTATTAATAATTGCTCTACTTCCAGCTAATGATGACTCGTTTCTAACTCCTTGATTATTATCTGCTTTCGCATTAACTTGAGTTGATGTAAACACACTTATATTTAATTCAATTGCTAAATCTTTTAATGCCGTCGTCATTAAAAACAAAGCTTCATCATTTCTAATTCCATTTCCTCTAAATTCACTTAACAAATTATTAGAAATAAATACATAGTCAAAAAACAAATAACTAATTTCATTTGTTATAACTTTTTCTCTTACAGCTAATTTAATTTGTTCAATATCTGGATCTGGAATTCGCATTAAACTTAAGTTATCTCTATAATGACTTATAATTTCTTTCGCTTTTTCAATTCTCTTTTTTTCTTTCGCGTTTAAATCTCCAAATTTAAATTTTGATTCATTTATCTCTGTTAAATAAGATAAAATCATTTTTAAAATTTGATCTGGTCTTTGCTCTGTCATTATAAAAAGAACTTTTTCTCCGGTTCCAGCCTTAACCCACTTTCCTTCTTGTTCGCTATATCTAAACGGAAAAGCTAATTTACACGCGTCTGCGACGGCAAGCCTTGTTTTTGCAATACCACTAGGCCCAGACCTAATTGTTAATGCACCTAACTCCGCACCATTTAAAACTTGAGTACATATATCTCCATTAATCGGAAGGCCAATTCCTTCTTCTGAACCAAAGTTTTCAATTACTTTTTCAAGCTCTGTTAATACATCCCAAGATTCAACATCTCCGCCTTGTACAAATTCTTTTTCAACTTTTAAAAGTTTCTTTTTACAAACATTTATTATATCTTCTATTTCTAATTTTTCAAAATTAGCATTTGTTTCAAACGCTTTTTCAGAAAATGGATTTTCTTCATAGAATTCAGATGTATCAATACCTAAACTTTTTAAATTATTTAATAAATTAATTTTCTTTAACTTATTATAATAATATGGAAAATTCCCAGGCTCACTTAATTCTATCGCATCCTGTAAATAATCCAATCCACCTTGCTTAGAAAATATATTTTTACCTTTCTCATTTAAAGATAAATAATTTTCAACATCAATCGGATTTATTACGCTGGCGCCATTTACATAAAGATTATAAATTGCAGAGTAGATATATCTGTCTAAACTAGTTGAAAAATCATTCAAAGAAAGTTTATATTTATCTGATTCGCTCAAAAATTGAGGATGCTTCATTAAAGAGCCAAATACCTGTATAATTGATGATTTATCTATCATTATTCAACACTCTCTAAAGGGATACCTTTCTTTTTCTTTTGTGATTTTTTTACTGATATTTTTGGAAGATTCTGAATTGCAAGCTGCTGTTCTATAATTTTTTCCATCGTGCCGGGTTGAGCTACTTCAATTTCAGACCAATAATTTCGTGCGTCTTCATAACAATAAGGAATTATGCCAATTGAATGATTTGCTTTTTCAGGGTCATTCTTTTTTACATCATAAAAATATCTTAAAGCATAATACATTCCTTTTGCTTTAAAACCTTGCTTTAAATAAGAGTTCCACATTTTTGTAAAACGAGAAAAATCAATCGAAATATGAAGTACTCGTTCAAAATATTGAACAATTGCATCCTTCCAAGAATTATTATTCATTTTTAATTCTTTATTATTTACAAGTTCTCTTTCCTGTAAACATCTTTCACTTGTTTCATAACATTTTACATGAACATAACTTCTTTCTCGTCCTGGGCGCAACATCCAGTCAACGTCTTTTATTTCTTTTTTTTCATCAATTGTTTGACCACATATCCTACAAATCATAAAACTCTCCTTTTTATAAATCTTTCCTATTATATTATATCACAAATTTTAGAAAAAGTCAAAAAAAAGAGATACTTTTTAAAAGTATCTCTATATAATTAATAGATAAAGTTTATTTAAAGACTAGCCGCAATTTCTCGCATATCAAGAACTAACAAATACATTAAATCTTTCTGATCCTCAAGAATTTCACTCAAAATAACAGGATGACCAAAAATGACTTCTGCTTTTTTAAGAATTGTATTAGCTTTATATTCATTTTCTTCCTGCGTTGCGCCGCTTGTTGTGATTTTCTTCCAAAGTTCAGCTGCTTCATTTCTAATTTCAGAAAAACTTAATTCTTTTTCGTTATCTTGAACCTTATCTACTACAGTCGCGCCTTGTTTTTGCGATTCTGTAATAGCTTCATTAATTGCTTCTTCAAGATACTTATACCCAAAGGGAATCTTCGCTTTTAAATTTTTCATACGAGTTCCCGCAGTTATTGTAGGCGTGGCTTTTGTTATAAGCCATCTTTCACTCTCTCCAGCCTCATTCCAAGTTTGAGTGATAATACCAATAATATCTACAAGACCATTAATAATAGGTAAACATCTTTTATCTAGGTCGGGTGCAATTGACACAATATCAATGTCGTTTTGACTACCGATTGTACGTTCTTTGATATGACAAGTTACTATAAGTCCATAGTTTAGAGTTATAATTTTGCGAAGAATTGATGAAAATTCATCATCCCTATCTTTATAACCTCTTCCGTATGGAATATCTCCCAGCTTCTGTACTCCATTTTGAGCGCAAATAAAATTAGTACAAAGCTCCCAAGCTTCATTTAAAGTATCAATTGCTACATTTTCATACTTTTCTCTAGCTTCGGGTTTCTCTAACTGACGTACTACTAATTTAACATCTGACCACTTAGTTATAGAAACCTTCATCACGTTAGGATGAAAATTATAACCATTTTCGAAGTCAAGAATTAAAGTTTTTGGTGACTGGGCGCAAAATTCGCTTTTTCCAATCTTTGGCATACCCGCCAGCAAGATCGTTTTTCCAGATAGACTTTGCTGAATTACACTTGGCTCAATAGATAAAATGTCAATCATTGATTAGACCTCCTTTAAAAACCGAGGTCTAATCCCTTATAATTGCTATTCTGAGTGGGAATAACTTTCTGCGTAACTTTTGTCTTTGATGCTTCAATACGTGACGATCTTTCTGCCATAGCAGTTCTTACTTCGTCAAGATTGAAAGCAAAATCACCTTCCATTGCCATCTGAGAGCCACCAGTAATAACAAGCTCATGAACAGACTTAGTTCTAATAACTTCTCTCGGCTCACCGAAATCAACCTGTTCCTCAACAACCTGCTTTTCAGAAGTGAAATTAACACGACCAGACGCAGCGTAAGACTCACCAGGAGTCCAATAACTCTGAACTGCATTAATAACGCTAGGATTATTGGCCATTAACTTAACTTCTTCAACTCTTCCACCATACTGTGGAACAATTACTGTAAGTTCAACAACCTTAGGTTCTACCGGCACTCCATCTTTATCCGTAACTTCCACCATTTTTGAAAGCATAAACTCAAGAGAGAATGTTGCTTCGGGATGAAAATCATTTGTGACTCTCTGAATAAAAGATGCTCTAATACGAGGTGAACTTACAAGTACACCTGCCTTATTATAAAACGCATTTTCACTAATAGAACCATTGGTGATTCTTACGCGATCCGCGTCATCTTTAGAACCAGTCATTGCGATAGACTTAAACTCTTCTTTTGCGGTCTTCATTGAATCATAAGATGGATTTACTTTACCGGTTTTAGTATACTTATTTGTAAAGACATAAACCGGAACCTGGATAGGTAAAACTTGATCTTTAATATTCTGTTCTACTAAAATTGTTAAAGTACCTGCAATCGCTTCTACGGACTTACCATCTTTATTAAAAGTTTTATACTCAAGATTATTTTCCGCTAAAATACCTTCAATTTTTACATTATTATTTGCCTGTCTTAACATTTATTTTCTCCTTTGTCCATAGATAAAATAGTACAGAAAGTCATGACTCTCCGTACTATTTAAGAATATAACTTATTTAACTTGCTTAAAATTAGTCCTCGTCTTCTGCGGGAACAAAATGCAGACCTTCATCTGTCAGAATAACATAAGTAAGCTTAACATCGCCTTCTTCTACCTTTTCACGATAAGCAAGCTCTTTATTTACTAGACTATTAACACGTCCAGTAATGGAAGCGATCTTTTCGCATCCCAGACCTTCTCTCATTTCCTCAGTGGTAGCCTTGCCGCCATGTGCCTTCAGGAAGTTCAGTGCCTCAAGTGTCTTTTCTGTCATCTTAGTTGCTTTTGCCATAATTTGTAATCTCCTTATAAATGTGATTTTTTATTTTTTTTATATTCATAAAGGCTTTGGCTTTCCTTTACTTTCTATATATATTATAGCATATCTTTATATTTTTTTCAAATTTTAAACTTAAAAATTTTTCTTTTTTTGATTTTTAAAAATATCCATATTACTGCCGGGACGTTCATAGTTATAAAAATAAGATGGAATTTGATAAAATACAACCTTTCCATTTGGAATTTTCTTATTTATTTCGTTCATAAAAAGAACATCTTCAGAAGGCTAAACTTTTGAAAAACGTAACTCACCGATAAAATCCCGTCTAAAGATATACTACCATACCATTGAATAATAGTCAAGAGTATAAAAATTTGAAATATATTTGAGTTTTATTATATCTAAATTTTGTGTCTCCATTGTAGCTAAACAATTTTGAAGCACATCTGGATAAATAATCCAATCATCTCCATCTACAAACCAAATATATTTACTATTTGAGTGTTCTAATCCAATGTTGCGCGCGAGACCACAGCTACGCACATCGCAGGTTATGATAACGCAATCCATATCTTGCATATATTGTTCAATAACACCTTGAGTATCATCTTTACAGTTATCTAATACAAATATAATTTGATAGGATATATTTTCTAAATTAAGTTGATGAAAACTTAACAAAAGTGGCTTTATATACTATTCCAAATCTTTGCATGGAACAATAATTGCTATATCTTTTATCTCGTCCATTCTTCCATTACTCCTCTGCTAATTGAAAATGGCTTGTATGAGTTGTGGCGCCGGATGGTATCACAATATCTACAAACATTATGAGGGGTACTTAAGAAGTCTATAATTTCTTTTTCTGTATGAGTATAAATGTCTATGCTTATGTCGTCGAGCTCATAATTTATATTTTCATAGAAATAAGAACAGAAATAGTCAATATTTGCCATTATACAACATTGATAAATTCTTCCGTCTTTGAAAAAGTACCATCTTCCTTGAACAAGATCACAATTATTAAAGGACACATTTTTATTTTGATTTCCTTCTAAATTAAGAGAAATATTGTACATTGAAGACTTTCCATGGAAATAACGAATTTTAAATTGGTTAATTTTTTCAAAATCAAGCTGAAGCCCATAATCACTAATGCAAAGTTCTATTTCAGCCTCATTAAACTTATCTATTTCTTCTTTTTTAACTTGTCCAATTAAAATTCCATTAGTAACAAGTACGATTTCACTATATGGGAAAATTCTTCGAGTTTCTAAACAAAACTCTAACCATTGTGGATGGAGTAATGGTTCTCCGCCCATTAAGCGGATTATACCAACTTCTTGGTTAGTAACTTTACTTAATTGCTCCATTTCATTAATAAAATCTTCTAAAGATTTATAATGCGGCTGCGCCAAACCACTAAAATGTGAGCATCCAGCGCAGCGTAAATTACAATGGTCTACTAAATGAGTTTCAATATATTGTATCATTTAATTAGTGCTTTCGAGTTTTATAACTCTACTATCTCCGTTAAGTTTTAGAGATTTAACTCCAACAGCTTCCTTACTCAATAAAGGTATATCATCATATTTAATTTTTATCTGTGCTACATTTGATATAATAATTATATCAGATTTTTTAGAAAAAGTCAAAAAATCAACTGTATTTTCTAATTTTACGCCTTTAGTTCCTCTTCCAGTTACTTTGAAGTCAGAAAGTTTTACTCTTTTAATATTGCCAATATCAGATACGCATACTATTTCATTATCACTATCTTTTATAGCGTGCGCCGCCCTGACTTTATCATTTTCTCCTAACTTCATTCCAATAACACCCCTTGTAACTCGTCCAATAGGTGCTATTTTTGAAGAGTCTAGCATAATAAAGTAACTTTTTTCAGACAAAAATCCAATTTTTTCATCATTACAGAAAATTACATTACAAATTTCATCACCTTTATCTAATTTTAAAGCTGAAGAACCCATATTTCTTTTCAAATTATATTCTGAAATTTTAGATTTCTTTATTAACCCGTTTTTAGTTACAAATATAATATATGGAGTTTTATTTGATTTTTCTAAAATCGCGGCTGATACAATTTCTTTATCTGCATATTCAATCCATTGCTTTACTCCAACTTCAAACTCATTAAGTTTAGAGTGGTAGAAATTGCCAGCCTTCGTAAAGAATAAGATTGTGTCTGTGTTATCCCCAATTAAATTGTCAACAATAAATTCGTCTTTATCTAATTTAAATTTGTTTCCAACTCCATTTCGACGCTGAGTATATAAAGAAGATGTTTCATTTACAAATACAGCGCCTTTGTTTGTGAAAGAAAGAGAAAGCTGTTTCTTTTCAATCACTTCGTCATTTTCATTTTCTACATTAAGAATTTTAGTGCGCCGTTCATCTCCAAATTTCTTACTAACTTCATTCCAGCCTTTTATCAACTCTTGATTAAAAAGTTGCTCATTATTTAAAATTTCAATTATGTGGTCGGCTTCTTTCTGCAAATTTTCTTGTTCTTCAACAAGTTTTGTAATATCTAACTTTGAAAGTCTAGCAAGTTTTAAATCAAGAATTGCCTTAGCTTGAACTTCATCAATTTCTAATAGCTTTTGTAATTCTATCGATGCGATAGACGTATTTGCAGATGTTTTAATCGTTTGAATAACTTCATCAATCATATCATAAGCTTTAAGTAATCCATTAATAATATGAATTCTTTTTTTAAGCTTATTAAGATCAAACTCAAAACCTCTACGGTAAATAATCTTTTCATGATCAATATGTGCCTGAAGGGCTTCTTTCCAAGTAAAAACTTTTGGGAAACGCCCATTCTCTAACATTGTCATATTAATCCCATAAAAATATTGAAGAGAAGTATTTTTATAAAGATATTTAAGTGCTTTATCTGGATTAGCTCTTTTGGCGATATAAATTTTAATTAACGGCTTTTCTCCAGTTAAATCGTTAAATCTTTCAATACCAGGATTATCTTCTGAATCCAATATTTTTTCAAGTTCGCCGCAAATTGTTTCAGTGTAGACCATATATGGAAGTTCTTTAACAACAAAGCATCTATCAGTACTATCCCATTCAATAACACTTCTCAATTTACAAGCCGCGCCCTTACCGTTCTTTAAAGACTCCTTAACTTCGTCTGCGTTTAAAAGCACTGCGCCAGTTGCAAAGTCTGGCATACAACATATTTCTTCGAAATCCGCGTTAGGATTAAGAAGAAGAATCTCCAATGCTTTATTAACCTCTTTTACATTAAATTGAGGAATTGAAGAACTAGCGCCAACCCCTAAACCAAAAGTACCATTACAAATATTATAATAGCCTTTAGATGGTAAAATCATTGGATACTGCTCTGTATTGTCATA